TTTTTATAGTTACAGCTCTTACATGCAGTAGTAGAGTTTTCCCAAGTGGTTTTACCACCTTTGCTCACTGGATGAACGTGGTCCAACGTAGCTGATTGGTCTGTGACTTCTGTACCACAATACTGGCAAGCATATTGATCACGTAGAAACACATTACGTTTACTCAAACGCATTGTGTGTTTGGGTTTTTGATATTCCTTCAGCATGATAACAGCAGGTACTTGAGTCTCCCAGCGGGCTGAGTGTACAATCCAATCTTCATACCATGCCAATACCTCTACCTTGTCTAGAACAATGTAGCGAATGGCCTCCTGCCAATCTACCGTGGAAAGAGGTAAAAGGCTAACAGGCTGCATATCTGCGTTCAGTAGTAGGGTGCTCATGATGATTACTTTTATAAAATAGTATTTAACCAGACAATTTTACGTTCTAATAATACTTGCGTCAACCAAAAAAATAGTGTATAGTAGTAGAAATTCAACAACAAAAGGAATCAAAATGAGTTTAATCCCAATGGTAATCGAATCGTCTGGCCGAGGCGAAAGAGCATACGATATCTACAGTAGACTGCTGAGAGAGCGTATCATTATGCTCAACGGTCCAGTTGAAGATAATATGGCCAATGTGATCGTAGCACAGTTATTGTTTTTAGAATCAGAGAATCCAGACAAAGATATCAGCTTGTTTATCAACAGCCCAGGCGGCGTTATCACAGCAGGCATGAGCATCTACGATACCATGCAGTTTATTAGACCTAATGTGGCTACCTACGTTATGGGACAGGCCTGTTCGATGGGATCATTCCTAGCACAGGCAGGTGCTCCGGGTAAACGTTTTATGTTGCCCTATGCTCGACACATGATACATCAGCCATCGGGCGGTAGTCGTGGTATGCAGAGTGATATTGAAATTCAATACAAAGAAATCACAAAGATGAAAACCATGCTCACAGAGCTGTATGTCAAACACAACAGCAAAGGCAAAACCTACGCTGAGTTTGAACGTGATATGGATCGAGATACATTTATGTCAGCACAGGAAGCTCTAGACTACGGGCTAGTTGATCAAATCATTGACAAGCGTCCATGAAGCGACTATTCACATTTGGTTGTAGTTTCACACAATGGAACTGGCCCACCTGGGCAGATATTCTAGGTAGAAACTATGACCACTATGAAAATTGGGGTATATCGGGCATAGGCAACCGTGCCATAGCTCAACGTGTTAGCGAGTGTGTGTTAAAGAATCAATTAACTGATCAAGACACTGTGATAATACAGTGGACTGACTTTCATAGGTTTGATCAACACATCAAAGATCTATTTCCTGAATGTAGTTGGCGATTAGGCGGCAGCTTACATGTTAAATCCACTGAGATAGAATACATTCGAGACACCTGGCATGAAGGCAGTTACATCTACGAAAGCCTTAATGCTATTCATTATGTTCGAACTTTACTGGCTACTACTCCTGCTAAGTTTGTTATGATATCTAGAACAGACATGAGTGTTGATCTTGAACAGCACAAGGAGTTAGACTTTTGTGAAGCGGTACTACAATATCCTGAATGGACGGGAGAGCCTATCCAAACGTTTGTTGACAAGTTAGAGTATTCTGGAAAGCCTATGATGATCAAGGATGCTGCGATGTTTGGCATACCTATTAGTAGACCAGTAATGGATCTACACCCGCTGCCTTCACATTACTTGGAATGGTTGACCTATACGTTTCCTGATCAACAATTTGATTGCGAATTTGTTAAACGTGCTGATCAAACAGTTGCCACGGTTAACCATTATGACCAATTTAATTCTCAGTATGAATCGGCTATGGGCTGGGCTATCAAAGGAAACTTTGTTAAAGGGTATTAAAACAAATAACTAGTTTTTCAACTAGATCACTCATCATAGCATCTGTATGATAAGGGGTTGGAGCAAATCGTAGTCGTTCTGTGCCCACAGGAACTGTAGGATAGTTGATGGCTTGAACATAGATATTGTACTCATTTAACAGGGTATCCGATATTTTTTTACAACGGAAAGCATCGCCTACAAGCACAGGAACAATATGTGTTTCGTTGTCCATAACAGGAAGACCGTTGTCACGTAACATTTGTTTTAGCCTAGCGGCACGCTCTTGATGTTGCTGTCTAAGTTCACCGTTTTCTTTGAGATACTTAACAGCAGCCAACGCACCAGAACAGGTTACAGGCGACATCGATGTTGTAAAAATAAACCCGCTAGCAATAGATCTCACAGCATCTACAACCACTTTGTCGGCAGCAATATATCCACCTTGAACTCCGTAGGCTTTCCCAAGCGTACCATTGACTATGTCAACGTCATTTTCTAATCCTAATCGTTCAATGATACCCGCACCGTGCTCTCCGTACAGGCCCACAGCATGTACTTCGTCTACGTATATAATGGCAGCATACAGCCTAGACATCTTTATGATTTCTTCTAGCTTTGAGATGTCTCCATCCATAGAGTAGACTGATTCTAAAACCACGCAAGGAGTTGCTTTTCTAGCAACAACAGATTCTAGTTTATCTTGTAGATCTTGTAGATCGTTGTGTTTAAATATTTGTTTAGGTGCTCGACTATGACGTATGCCTTCTATAAGACTAGCGTGATTTTTTGAATCCGACACAAACTCGATGTTTGGAATAATCTTAGCAAGAGCAATCAAAGTCCATTCGTTGGCCACATACGCAGAACTGAACAGCAGTGCTCCGCCCTTTTTGTGTAATGTAGACAACTCGTGCTCTAAAGCCACGTGATAATGGCTAGTACCTGCTATGTTACGTGTGCCGCCAGACCCAGCCCCTGTTTGGTCTAAGGCTGTACGCATTGCGTCTAAGACTACTTTGTGTTGACCCATTCCTAGGTAATCGTTTGAACACCAGTTGACAATCTTTTTGATATTGTAGGGACCGTACCAAATAGCGTAGGGATATTCTCCCGCTTCTCGCATAATGTCGTTAAAAACCCTATATTTCCCTTCAGTTTTGAGTTGATCTATAAGTTTTTGAAATGGTTCTTTGTTAATCATAGTTATCCGATAAATACTGTGTATTAGTTTATATTTAAGGTTTAAAAAAATGGATATTATCAAAGTTGATGTTCCTACTTTTCTTCGATTGCTGGAATTGGCACGTGAAGAAGTTAAACAGGACACTGATTTACATGATGTTGCTGAAAAAGTTGCTGAAATTAGCAGAGATCATGTAGTCACAATGGCTGATTATAATAATATCATTGAATTTATGAAACGTCAAGGTAGCGAAGACGAGCTTGATAGAATTAGAACGCTGGGTGGATTATAATGGCAAAACAAATAATTAACATTGGAACATCAGTAAACAAGGGCGATGGCGATCCATTACGCACCGCGTTTAATAAAATTAACGCTAACTTTACAGAACTTTATAGTGTGTTAGGTTTAAGCGATAGTGCGTTTGAGTTTACTGGAAGTACAATGACCACTACAGACAGCAGCCCTATTATTATAGATCAAATTTTGATTGTTAGATCAGATCTAACAATCGACGGTAACATTACAGCAACGATCGACGGCGGCGACGCAGCAACGGTATATTAAGGAACAACAATGGCAACGCAGATTAAATTAAGAAGAGATACAGCGGCAAACTGGGCGTCGGAAGATCCAGTGCTAGCAGAAGGCGAACCAGGATTTGACTTAACCAATAGTATACTAAAAATCGGTGATGGGTCGTCTACTTGGACTGGCCTTGCTAGCATTTATGAACCTGGTACAGACATTGTGCCAGCTACAGACAACACCTATGACTTAGGCAGTCCATCAAAACAATGGCGTCACGTTTATACCGCAGGCGGCAGCATCTACTTAGACAATATTAAACTTACCAACGTTAACGGTAAGTTCGTTGCTACTAAAGTTATTAATCCTGGTGAAGAAAATGAAGAAGAAGATCCAGAAGATTCAGACGCAACTAGTGAAATTGGCAGTACTGTTACTAACCTAGCCAGCGAAGATGCTGTTACTATCAGCGTCAATCTCACAGACAGCACAACACATGTTTGGACTTTTGGTGAGGACGGCGTACTGACATTCCCTAGTGGCAATTTGACCATAGGAAGCCAAGACGGTGCCGAAGGCATTTACGGCAATGTCAATAGTACAGTGGGCATTTTATCACAAGGCTCAAGTGGTGCAGCCGTTTTACAATGGATAGACGAATCCGAAGGCACTGTTGCAGCAGTGGCAGTCAACAGTCAGTTTGCCGAAGTAGGAGATGTTCAAATCATAACCGGTAACATTGACCAAAGTGGCCCAGAACACAGTTGGACATTTAGCAACACTGGTGGATTACGATTCCCAGACGGTACTACACAGACCACAGCCTACACTGGACAAACCGGCGGCAATACAGCAAAAAGATATGTTGCTGTAAACGTCAATGGCACTGTCTACGGTTCCACAGACGGTGAGAACTGGTCAGAATATGCCAGTCCAATGACTAGCATTCGCAGAGTGGCTGTTGGGCCCGATAGAATTGTTTATATTGCGGGGAGAACTAACGCTGGTAATCCAGACGATTGTTCAATATGGTACTCTACTGCTTACAACTCTACGCCAACAGAAGTACCGCCCGCTGAAAATGTAATAGAATCTTATAATGAAGTAAAATATTTCAGTAGTATTGGAAAATATGTAGCAGTTGGTTATGTGGCCGAAGGCAATAACTTTCCAATATTACTACACAGCAGTGATGGTA